ATCCATATTAACCCTTATCGTAGGCTTTGCATCGCTAGTGCGATGGCTCGTCAAGCATTACCTTTATGAACTTAAACCCAACGGTGGTTCCAGTCTTAAGGATAAGGTTAACTCGCTTGAAGAGAAAGTAGAACTACTGACCGAACTAGTCAAGGAAGCATTGAGGAAATGAATGAAACCTGTAGTGAAGGCCGCGAGTCCTGCGGCTATTGCTGTTCTTCGTCAAGCGACAGCATTGTGGCCGAAGCGCAAGAAACTGTCCGACGGATTGTTACCATCGCTGGCTCATCAGAAAGCCAGTCCGAATTCAGACCACAACACGGGGCTTGCTGTTGATTTGACACATGACCCAGACAATGGGGTAGACTGTGCAGTTATCTTTGAGAAACTTAAGGAAGACGAGCGAGTCAAGTACCTCATCTTCAAGGGTAAGATTTGGTCGAGGGATAAAGCTAAGCTTGGCAATCGCAAGTATACTGGTAGCAACCCTCACAATAAACATCTTCATTGTTCTATCAATGCTGATTCCGCTCATGACACTAGCCCTTGGTTCTGGTGGATGAATCAACCTAAGATTGTGAATACTGTAGTGGCTAAGCTACAGCCTGTCCCGACTAAGAAGCTACTGCTTCCAGTCAAGGCTGAAGTGTGCACCTGCTGTAAGGTTCACAATACTAAACGAAAGGCAAAATAAATGGAAGCACTAAAGCAAGTATCGCTGACATGGTTCCGTGCTGCAGCCTCAGCTGCTATCGCACTCTACCTCGCAGGAGAGACCAACTGGAAGACACTCGGAGCTGCAGCCCTCGCAGGGTTCCTCGGGCCTGTCCTTAAGTGGCTCGACCCATCGGCAACAGAGTTTGGCAGAGGCGCACGCTAGCCCTAGAATACCCTTTAAACGCCTTCTAAGGCCGTTTTAAGACAAGAAGACCCCCTACCTAAGGTAATCACCTCGGGATAGGGGGTTCTTTTTTATTTCTTAACTACCCACAACTGCCAGTCTTTATGGATAATTATAAGTTCATCCTTGTGTCTGTCTAGGAATGTGTTGATTCCTGGCATAGGACGGTAGGCATCACCCTTGCCGTCGCTCCATTCGTAGTCATCAAATGCCATGATGCCCCCAGGCTTGAGCAAGTCCCAAGATAGTTCAGCATCTAGCAGCACGCCTACGGCTGTATGGTCAGCATCAATATAAATGAAATCAAACTCATCTTCGCAGTACCGCAAGAAGTTCAGAGTAGTACTCATGTGCGAGTAACTGTTTGCGTATTGTTTCATTCGGCTCAGGTAGAATACATATATCTGACCGAAGTCCATCTTGTTGTGAGCCTCTTCGTCGCTGCCCTCCCATGTGTCTACATCAATCAACATAGACGATGGGTCAGTTAGAATATTCTCCATTAGCCATACGGAGGCATCACCTGTATATGCACCAAGTTGCAAGAACTTTAAATCAGGCTTGCCTTTGAAGGGTGCCAAAATCCTGCTGAAGTTATCTTGTGCAGGAGTAGAGGCGAACCAGTTTGGATACTCCATTCACCTCACTCCTATCCGATAAGTAGATTAATACTTGACAGCTTCCCCTCTGTCAGGTATAATATATATATTATATAATATAAATAATATAAAGACCCCGTAGGGGTCTTATATAATATATATAAATATAATTATAATAATATATTTATTATATGTCAAGTTTATGAAAGGACTCCATGGGAGTATACCTAACTGACGATTATAAAATCCCGGGACATGTATCGTACTCAGCACTGACTACATACATTGACTGTGGTTATCTCTACTATCTCGGTCGACTACTTGAGATACCTGAACAGCCAGCAGTCTGGTCTGCAGGCGGCTCAGCATTCCACAAGGCTACCGAAGAATGGGACAAGCAACATGTTGAGTAAGAAATTATGGGAAGAGGCTTGGAATGAGTACACGAAAGACGTCGACCTATCAACGCTTAGGGTTGGTGGCAGGGCTACGAAGGAACGTCCTAACAAAGAGGACGCAGAGTTCTGGCAAACTGCAGGCCCCGAGTGGGTACAGAGTTACATTGATTGGCGTACTACTAACACCAATTGGAAGATTTGGAAAACGCCTCAAGGCGTTCCTGCGATTGAACTAGGTATTATACCTGAGTTTGCTGGTGTTCCTGTCAAGATGGTCATCGACCGAGTGTTTGAAGTCGATGGTGAGTTGGTGGTTGTGGACTTAAAGACTTCACAGCGCACACCTGATTCAAGCCTTCAGCTTGGATTCTATAAGGCAGGACTGAAAAAGATATTTGATGTTGATGTCAAGTATGGTAACTACTGGATGGCTCGTCAGTCTGGTACTGGAACTATGGTTGACCTAACAAAGTACAGCGAAGATATGATTACATACTTTGTTGAAAACTTTGACAAAGCTCGTAAAGCTGGTGTATTCTTACCAAACACAAACAACTGTAATCGGTGCGGACTCACGGAACACTGCCCGTTTACTTCGAAGAAAGAGAACAAATGAACGAAGAATGGAAACTGCAAGTCTCGTATAAGACTGGCGCTGGTGATATGATTAACATCCGTGCCAATACTGCAGATGAACTCAGTGTGCTGCTTGAAGGTGTAGGTGACTACGCTACGCAGATTGCTGCAACAAACAAGATGCTAGCAGCAGCGTACAATGTAGCCCCTTTATCGACTACAAATTCCACTACAAACACCACGCCTCCAGTCTCCTCGCCGCCAACCCCGGTGTCGGAAGCGTCAGGTACCGCAGCTCCCACATGTAAACATGGTGCACGCATTTGGCGTAGCGGAGTTAGCAAGAATACTGGCAAGCCATATGCATTCTGGGCATGTCCGTCCCCACAGGGAACGCCTGACCAATGCAAGCCAGTCAACTAAATAAGGATATCAAATGAGCCGTAGTCAGTTTGTAATGGATTGGCTACGGCTTCTCTTTAAAAGGAATCGAAATTGCGTACACTTGTCAGAAGCGTTGGTCGCCCAAGTATCGGTGGGGAACCGCTACCGTCATGCTTCAAAGCGTTTGAGTCGAACAAGATTGTCCTCAGGCGAAGCGAAGTGTCGATGTTCGCAGCAGCGCCGGGAGTAGGTAAGTCAACACTTGCCCTTGCTCTTGCGCTAAAGATGAAAGTTCCCACGCTATACATTAGCGCTGACACTAACGCACATACTATGGCTATGCGCCTAGCATCTATGATTTCAGGTAAGAATCAAGGTGATGTTGAACAATTATTGAATACTGATTTGGGTTGGACTCGTGCAGTACTAGCTAAGGGTAGCCACATTGTATGGTCATTCGAATCAGCACCATCTCTGCAGGATATTGACGAAGAAGTGCAAGCCTTCGAAGAACTATGGGGATGCCCACCACAACTGATTGTGGTAGATAACTTGATGGATGTTGCCACCGATGGTGGCGAAGAGTTCGCTTCAATGCGAGCTATCATGAAGGAGTTAAAGTATCTTGCTAGGGCAACTAACGCAGCGGTGTTGGTATTACATCATACGAGTGAAGCGGTATCTGGAACTCCTTGCCAGCCTCGTTCCGCAATTCAGGGCAAGGTGGCTCAACTCCCCGCACTCATTTGCACGCTTGGTGTTGTGGGCACATCAATGGGCGTGGCCCCTGTCAAAAACCGCTACGGCAAAGCGGACGCAGGTGGAGGACTGATGACATGGATTGCCTTTAACCCTGAGTATATGTTCGTTGACGACATACCGGAGAATGTATAATGGGTGAACAAGAATTGCGTGAACAGATAGCGCAAGAAATTGAAGACTACCTCAAAAACAATATAGATATTCAACCTTGGGTTGATGTAAGAAACTTTAAGTTTTGCGCTAGGATTGTCAGAGGAGAATTGAAAAATGGATGATGACTATCTTGAAATTCATGCAAAAGAAATGGCACAGTCTGAATATCTCAGACATATTGCCAAGTGCATACAGAAGATTAATGATGCCAAACCGCCAGCTAAGGACCCTTATACGCAAGGCGTACAAGACGGACTCGACTGGGCAATACGAATACTAGAGAAAGATAAGAGCGCATACTAATGGCTAACCCTAATGGTCGCAAAGGTGCACAGTATGAGACAGATGTCATGCGATGGTTTCGTGAACACGAGGCAGTAGCAGAGCGTCTTACTAAAGCTGGCGCCAAAGATGAGGGTGATTTGTATGTATTCTTGCAAGGCAAGACATACATCATGGAGTTAAAGAATAGAAAGAAGTTAGACTTGCCTGCCTTTTGGGACGAAGCGCAGGTTGAGGCAAAGAACTATGCGAAGGCTAGGGGATTGGCGACCATACCTCCAGCCTTCGTCATAGTGAAGCGACGCAATCATGGCATAGAGAAGTCATGGGTTATACAGGATTTAGAACAATGGATGAGAGAGAGACATGAATGACCTCCCAAGTATTAGAGATGTGCTTGTCCACTACGGT